ACTGTGGGGTCATTTCTGCCGTCCCAATAAATTTGTCGAGTTGCTAATGAAAGTTCATTAATAGCACTTTGAACGTCAGTTTCATTAATAGGTAAAGTCGGGGTACTAGCTATTTGAGAAGCTGTCATACCTGTTGGGTGTGGGTGTTTATGATCTTCACGTGCAAACTCTAATGATGAACCAACATCCCCCGTACCGTCATTTGATGCGGGCGATATGCCATCTGCAGCTTTTGAATCATACCCTGCCTTAAAAGATGCTGGGGTAACAGCTCGGGAAGCATCTGTACCAGCTATAGCCTCGGCATCTGTAGCTAACTCAACTTTACCCGCCACTGAGTCACTAGATTGATTAATATTAAGTGTACCATCATTTGATAAAGTACCATCCCCTGAAACGGTAACAGTTGCTGGGTTAGCGGAGGCATCACCGATAACTATTTCCCCATTGGGAATAGAAGTTTTTACAATTCTACCGCTACCATTTGTTCCACTCAGTAGGTGATTAGTCTGATTAGTCAAAGTTATATCAGCATGCGTAGGACTAGCGGATGTAGCTAAATTCTGATCAATAGTAGAATCTTCAGTAATAGTTAATGTTTTTGAAGTAGTGCTACCACCTGATAATGTATACCCAGTTGCATTATTAACTTTTTCTACAATTGCTAAAACTTCGGAGGGGGATAAAGTCCCTGCAATTTGTTGCCATGCATTTAAGTTGCCGTTGAAGATAGCGATATCCCCAATGTGCCAATCGGATATACCGTCTAAATTAGTAGCCCCGGCAACATTTACTGCGTACCAATACCCATTTGTGCCTACACCACTAGCTAAAGCGGGGGTGTTAGTGTCTGCATTCCATGTGCCTTGGTACCCGTCAGAGAAGCTGCCAATTGGAGAAGTGCCGTCAATAATCTTAATAGGCATTAAATGTCCCCCTTGAATGAATAAAAAACGCGTAACTTTATAGACGGGTCATCGCCGATTGCGCTCATCCTCTGACCTGAATTAGGCACTGAAATAATGCTTCCAGCTGGAAAAGGTATATCAGTCGCAACAGCAGCATCTCTAGATTTTGCGATAGTTAAATAGCACATTTTACCAGAATTACCCTCGATGTATACCATGACCTCTCCAGGTTGAGTGCCATCAAGTTGTATTGATGTGGCGGATGTCCCGACAGAAAAGGGGCTACCTGTAACCTGGTTATCACCGTCATAAAAAGAGTTATCCATCCCTTTCGCATTCTTATCTTGAGATGTCTGTACGAAAAATTTAGCCATGCTTAAATTCCCCTACTTCTTGTCATTTTTTTTGCCATCTTTTTTAGGGTCAGGCTTTGGGTCAGGCTTTGGCTTTTTTTTATGCAAAAGCCAGCCGTCATGCTCCATGTCAAATTTTGTATAAGAATCAACCAAGCAGTAATCATCATTTTTATAAAGCTTCTCCATGATGATTCTCCTTACGCTACTTGCTGTACAATTCTTACGCCTAAGCGACCATCAAGCATTTTGAAACCTACAAGTGAAGACATTGAAAGTACGGTTGATTTGAAATCTCCATCATAGTAAATGTTAGTATTAATACCATATCCGTTAGAGTTGATAGATGCTGAATCAACACCAGCACCTTGAATAATTGGGGCAATACTCGCGAAACCGATACAATCCGCAACTCCAAAGAACCCAACAGTCTTGTAAGTAACCGCAGTACCGCCAGATACACCATAGTTTGATACCGCAGCATTGTCAGCAACAGCAGAACGTAAAGGCTCTTTAATTGATATAGTTACTGCATTTGCTACCGCAGTTGCATCAGCTGCAACAACAACATTGCCATATCCTGCAATTGTTAAAGTATCTCCAGCTTTGAAAGTTCCTGTTGCTTGGTCTGTACCGTCCATAATAATTGAAGTTGCGCCCACTGCTAAAGCACCATTCACTACAGCTGTACCGATCGTGCCTGACGTGTGAATTGATTGTGGGAAGTACTGAGACATATAAATATCAAAGTTAGAAATTTTACCGACAACACCTTGACGTAATCCGTCAGAGTTACCCGATTCATTAACTTTATTAACTAAGTTAGCCATGTTTTCGTATAATTCAGGAGTCACAATACCAAATCTGCCGAGCATCGGGGCTTTATTAACGTTTAATTGACGTGCAATTGCGTTAAAAGCGCTCAGATTATTAGGTAAACTCGAGCTTAAAGCAGAAGGGTAAACGCCTGGGACGTTATCAACTTCAGCTAATAAGTCGCTCTCTAATTGCTCTGCCATACCGATTGCAACCGGGCTTACAACTCGTGAAACATTGCTGTTCATGAACTGCATAGCACGTTGAGGTGAAATTAGTTCAGATGGGTCGATATCAAGCGTTAATTCTTGAGAATCAATCGGCACTGTTGAATCTAATTCTTTTTGAATGTTGAAAGGGATAGTTGATTCAACTATATTTTGTTTAGTTACCGCTGCGCCTGAAGCACGAGAAACAGGAGTTACTGTTTGACGGCGATTAACTCTAACTTGATCACCGGTTCTTGGATTTTTACCGAAATTCTGTTCGATGTCATTGTTAAATAGTCTACCAGCTTCGATATTACCTTCTAAGATTTCTAATGATTTAGCTGCGACTAGATCTGATACGGAAAATGTATTAGCCATTTTTATGCTCCATTGTGTTATACAAAAATTAAAAAAATCTTTACTTTTCATACTGTCACAAACAGATCACATAAAAGTTAAATTATCATGCCACTAGCTTTTTAAAATAACTAAATGCAATGAGCTACAAGCCCTACGATATATTTAATAAGATACTAGTACGGATATTGAAAAAATGCAAGTTTTCACATTATTTATTTGATTTTAGCATTGAAAACCATTCTTTCGCACTTTGATTAGCTTTCATCAAATCTTGACTGCCATAGCTCCCAGTTCCAGCGCCATAAGTGCTAGGTTTTTCCCAATGTTTATACGTTCTACGTTGCTCATTGATATAATCTTCAATAGAGAATTTATCACCTTGTTTATTGAATCGAGTATTACCGTTCTCATCAATGAAAATTGGGTTATTGTGCTCATCGAATCTACAATCATTCATAACATGTAGTGCAATATCAAAATGCGCAGTTTCTTGAAGATTAAGTTTTTCACATGTACTTTTAACAACTGAATTAATATTCATGCTTCTAACTCTATGTTGCAAAGAATCATAATCACTTCTAAGTTTTTCTTTTTCTTCATTAAAAGCTTGCATCTTAGCTTCATATTGCGCTTTCTGCTGCTCAATAGAATTCTTCATCAACTCATCAAATTTACCCTGTGATAGTAATTCTTTCTGAGTATCGTCTTGCGCTTTCTTTTGAAGCTCCAGAAGTTTTTGAATTCCTTCTGCCCCTCCAATCTGATTCAATTGTTGCTCAATCTCAAAAGCTTTAGTTTGTGCTTTCTTTTTCTCACTCAACAGTTGTTCGTTATTACGGCGTAAAGCCTGCAATTCTTTTTCCCAATCTGTTGATTCATTTTGTGGGTTTTCACTATTATCGATATCACTCATTATTGCTTCTCCTTTTAGTTAACCGAACTGCTTATAATATCATATTTTCTGTACAATTCATTTAAAGTTAATAAATCACCATTTCTTGTGTAGAAATCAGACACCGTTAGTTTATTTTCTCCTAATAGTTCTGTTCGTTTTTCACCCAAGACAGCTATTTGCGTTTGCTCGTTTTGCTTTTTCAACCATTGCATATAGTCACTTTCTCGCGGAACGCCTCCGAGATTTGCTTTAGAAACACCAGTCATTCTTTTAAAATACACCGCAATATGTGACCTGCATCGTGGATGCAACGGCGGATGAGGTAAGTCTTCGTATTTACCTTCTTTACCGCTAAGCGTCTGACATATAACCGATGTCCTAGAGTCAAGCACCGCAACAAATTGCCCGTACATAACAAGACCAGAGGTGTTTAATATGTTAAAATTATCTATGACTGCGGATTGTGCAGCTATGATTGAACTATTAACAACTGAATTGAGTTGATTAACACTTGTGTTTAAAACGCCATCTTGATATTTATTCTGTTGCGTACCCGTTATTGAATTAACTATCTCTGTATTAGTTTGATTCTGACTTAGTCCATAGCGTAATGTCTGCGTAATTCTTTTTATGTCAGCGTTAGACGCTATGTCAAAGTTATCTGTGAAAAGATTTCCGACGATCATCATAGCTAAGAAATAATTATAAACACTGGCATTTGTAGGAATTTCAGGCTTATAGTAATCACCATAAATTATATCTTGCTGGGTTTCTTTTTCTTCTTTTATGAAATCTTTTATAAGTGACAATGTTTGCTTCTGTATACTATCATATTGAGATTTACGTAATCTAGTTATATCTTTTTCTAATCTATTAAGTGCACTTAAATTTTTCTGTAATAAGAAATTAAAATTGTCTCCTGTTGAGTACTCAGCAAGAAACGATAATATTAAAGCCCTAAGTTCTTTTATGATGTATATGCCAATTAATGTATCTGACAAAACATTTGCGTTCGTGCCTGCAAAGTCAACTACGTTACTTTGATGTGATAAAGATTTATCGAATATTTGCTGATTTATCGTAGTCATTACAACTCATTTTTTTCTTGTGCTATTCTTTGTAACTCTTCGTCA